ACCAACCGACGTTGCATTAACATTTAATAATTTATGCGGAAGAGCATATAATTTAATATATAACGATTGGTTTAGAGATGAAAATCTTCAAAACAGTGTAACAGTCGACAAAGGAGACGGCCCAGACACTGCAAGTAATTATACTTTGCTTAAAAGAGGTAAAAGACACGATTATTTTACAAGTGCTTTACCTTGGCCGCAAAAAGGAGACGCAGTATCGTTACCTTTAGGCACATCTGCCCCTGTAAATGCTGACGGATCAGTAATACAATTATCTGGATCAGGATTAACTAATTTTAATTTAGCCGCAATTAGTACTCAAGAAATATTTACCGGAACACCCGGTGGTACAGGAAACGCTGACGTAACATTTGGTACTAATACAGGATTAGTTGCAGATTTAACTACTGCAACTGCCGCAACAATAAATCAATTAAGAGAAGCATTTCAAATACAAAGATTATACGAAAAAGATGCTCGTGGAGGTACCCGTTACACCGAGGTAATTCAGAGCCACTTTGGAGTAACATCACCTGACGCCAGATTACAAAGACCAGAATATCTAGGCGGAGGAAAAGATAGGATCAATGTAAATCCTATAGCACAAACAAGTTCCACAGATACAACAACACCACAAGGTAACTTATCAGGTTACGCAACTACTGGATTTATGGGTCATAAATTCAATAAATCATTTACTGAGCATTCAGTAATAATAGGGCTAGCGAATGTATTCGCAGATTTAACATATCAACAAGGGTTACCAAGACACTTTAGTAGGCAAACAAAGTTCGATTTCTACTGGCCTGCCCTAGCCCACCTTGGAGAACAGTCAATCCTTAATAAAGAGATTTACGCCCAAGGAACAACTGCCGACGATTCAGTATTCGGCTATCAAGAAAGGTACGCAGAGTACCGTTACAAACCAAGCTTTGTTACAGGACAAATGCGATCAAATTTCGCACAAAGCTTAGATACTTGGCATTTAGCCCAAGACTTCGGATCACTGCCGGCATTAAATGCTTCATTTATAGAAGAAAATCCGCCAGTAGACCGAGTAACCGCAGTAAATAACTATCCTAATATGATTTTGGATATGTTTTTCAATTTAAAATGTGCAAGACCAATGCCAACTTATGGCGTACCTGGTCTGATAGATCATTTCTAATGGGTATAGCTGATGCGATTGGCGGTTTAATAGGTACAACATTAACTAATAAAGCCAACAAAAAAATAAGCCAACGACAAATGGCATTTCAAGAAAGAATGTCAAACACTGCATATCAAAGAGGCATGAATGATATGCGAAAAGCTGGTTTAAACCCTATTTTAGCTAGTAAAATGGGAGGTGCTTCAACACCCGGTGGAGCATCCATAGCAAGTGCAAATTATACACAAGATTTTGCAAACGTAGCAAACGTAGTTGCATCAACTGCTAAACTAAAAGCTGAAACTGCTCAAATTAAAGAAAAAACTAAAATAACAAAAGAAACTAAAGATTCACCAATTATTAAGACTACAGACGTTATCGGAGAGAGAGTCAATAAGGCTAAAAATAAGTTTCAAAAAGGAAGTTTTTATAAAGGCAGTAAAACAAAAGCACAACAAGCATTAGATGCAATACAAAGTTATGCCATTAAAAAATCAATAAAAAAGAACGGAAGTAAAACAACATACAAGGGTAAAAAAGTTTACCCAGATAGAATAATGAGGACAAAATGAAAAAACTAGAAAAAGTAATACCTTTTAGAACTGCTTATGACCCACATAAGCCATGTTTCTTTCATACAGAAGGCGAAAGCCTTACACAACAACATTTCCAAGAGGAATGCGATGTAATTAATATAATAAAAAGACATGATAGGAATGGAATAATAGAACACGTACACCGTGGCCAAGCCCGATACGGAGATTTCTCTGAAGTAACTGATTATAGAGAAGCATTAGATTTGGTGCATAATGCACAAGAAGAATTCATGACAATTCCGTCAGATATAAGAAAACAATTCGATAACAATCCGGGAAAATTCTACGAATTTGTAAGCAATCCGGATAATAAAGACGAATTGATTAAAATGGGTTTTATAGAAGAAACCCAACAAGCTGTGGCTCCGTCCTCAGCTACAGACCCTATTCCTGAGAGCGGTGAGCCCCCCAAAGCTCAAGAGCCGAAGGAATAGGCCACACAGTTGACTACTTGATGTCAACTGTGTGGAGTGACACCAACCTAATAGGAGATTTAATATGTATAGAAAAAAAATGAGTAGAAAACGAAGTAGTAAAGTTTTTAAAAAAACTGCAATGAAAGTTAACAGAAAAAATAACATTAAGCCTATGCGAGGCGGTTATAGAATATAATAATGAAATGCTACCACCCTCTCACGGCGTTCAGAATAGATGGCAAAATCGTATTCAATAGCCCCTTTCCGTATGCGAAAGGGTTTAATTTGCCATGTGGACAATGTGTAGGGTGTAGACTAAATTATAGTAGACAATGGGCAACTCGTATTATGCACGAGGCCCAAATGCACGAAAAGTCGTGCTTTATAACATTAACATTTAATCCAGAATCATTAAATAAAAGAGAAGTACCTACTTCTCTAGATGTGCGTGAATTTCAGCGCTTTATGAAGCGTCTGAGAAAGAAGCACGGGAAACATATCAGATTCTTCCATTGTGGAGAATATGGAGAAGAAAACCAAAGACCACATTATCATGCAATAATATTTGGTTATGATTTCCCAGACAAAACATTACATACAGAAAGAAAAGGTTATAAAATTTACGAAAGTAAAGAATTAGCACAAATATGGCCATATGGTTTTAGTACCATTGGCAATTGCGAATTAGAAAGCGCAAGTTATGTAGCTAGATATGTAATGAAAAAACAAAAAGGAACAGAAGAACAAACTAAAATAAATCCCCTAACAGGGGAGGTGACACAAAACAAACACGAATATTGTACTATGAGTAGAAAACCGGGAATAGGATATGACTGGTTTAAGAAATACATAACAGATGTATTTCCACACGACTATGTCGTAATAAAAGAAAAAAAAACAACGGTACCAAGATATTATCTTGAACTATTAAATAATCCGTTACACAAAGAAACATATAACCCTGAGTTATATGAAAAAATAAAACAAGCAAGAAAAGAAAGACAAAAAGATAAGCCAGTGTATGACGGCTATGATGAAAATTTAGACCGTCTATGGGTAGAAGAAGAAGTAAAATTACAAAGTTTAAAACAACTAATAAGAGACTTATAAAAAAAGTTTGACTCGTATTATATATTATGTAACTAATAATCATATGAAAAACAATATGCGACAACGAGGACAAAACTATGGAAAAAAAAGACAATCAACAATCAAAGAATATTTACAGTATCTTCGACAAAGTGAGTGGAATATATGCACCACCATTTATAGAACTTACCGATGGCACTGCAATACGAGCTTGCACGGACTTATTACAACGACCAGAACTACCTTTCGGAAAATATCCGAAAGATTACCATTTAGCAAGAATTGGTAGATGGGTAGAAACAGAAGGCTTTGTAAGCCCTACTGAAACAACAACAATAATAGAATTCGAAGTATTATCGGATTCCACAAAAAAGGAATAAAACATGTTTGGACCTCAAGGAAATCTTCCATCAACATTAAGTAAAGACTTTAGTAGAGTACCTAAAGTAGATATACAAAGATCAGTTTTTAATAGAGATCATGGTTTAAAAACAACGTTTGATGCAGGAAATTTAATACCAATTTTCTATGATGAAGCATTACCCGGGGACACATTTCAAATGGATGCCAACGGCTTTGGCCGTTTGGCTACACCAATAAATCCATTTATGGATAATTTATATATAGAAACATTCTTTTTTGCAGTACCATATAGATTAATATGGGACAATTGGGAAAAATTTTGCGGAGAGCAAACAAATCCCGGCGATAGCACGGATTACTTAGTACCAACAACAACAACAACTGCAACAAATAGTTCATTATTTGACTATTTCGGTGTACCAACCGACGTTGCATTAACATTTAATAATTTATGCGGAAGAGCATATAATTTAATATATAACGATTGGTTTAGAGATGAAAATCTTCAAAACAGTGTAACAGTCGACAAAGGAGACGGCCCAGATACTGCAAGTAATTATACTTTGCTTAAAAGAGGTAAAAGACACGATTATTTTACAAGTGCTTTACCTTGGCCGCAAAAAGGAGACGCAGTATCGTTACCTTTAGGCACATCTGCCCCTGTAAATGCTG